GTGTACCCTCTAGGCACTGTCCAAACACACATCAAAGTTTGATTATCACCAATTGCTATGGAGGCATACTTAGCCACCGGAACACCCGAAGCGGGTGTCGCTTCTGTCCCAACGTATAAAGTGCCTACATTTTCACCCGAACTTCCCGCTGAACGCACCACCATGCGAAATACCCGAATCCAATTAGACGCCTCTCCCAACTGAACGGCGCTTTGCCCGGCTAACGAAACCGTTACGTTTACTTCGTCATAGTTCGCGTCTAACCCGTACACCTGAACCGTTCGTGCCCCAGTGCCTGCTGACGTATCGTTTGCATCCGAACTTGAAACATACAAAGTCGAAGCCGCCGCAAGGTAGGTATATGTACCGCCTATCGTCCACACTGTTTCAGGAGACGTTCCTATATCCGAATTATAACCAAATTTATGTAACGAAATATGATACGAAATCTGGTTTCGAGATACTTGCAGCTCAAACGGCTCGCTAGTGCCTACACGAGATATGGAAGAGACTTGGCGAGCCATAGTGCCCCCTAACTGTAAAAAACAGTCATTGCCGTAATATTTGTTTCTACCGAAACATATATATCAGACACACGGATACCCTCATCCGGGATGTTAACCGAATGAGAATCATCTGTTTTAAAGTCAATATCTAAAGCAGTAGCGCCGCCATTACCGTCGGTAATAGTCAAACGACCGGCTCCAACATTGTCCGTTAAAACCTGTATTTGGCGTATACGAGCCGGACCTACTCCCGCAGAACCAGTGCCCGTTAGCCGTTTAGCTTTTACATCAGAACCAGCCATATCAACCTCCTAATTAAGAAAGGTTATTGTTCTGGATATACAGAATAGTAACTGTTGCTACACCAGCAGTTCCGTCACCATCAGTTGCAGTGAAGTCTGCTAATACTTGTAGGTCTGTGGTTCCAACATCAGTTGCTTCTGTGTCCAACGTACCACGAGTAGTTCCTGCAGACTGAACACTGGTAGACGGGATAAACGCATCTGCATCAGCAGAAGTACCTACAACAACGGTAGATGCAGTTCCATCATCATTAGCTGTAGTCACGTTAAGGATAGCGTCTACAATTTGAGAGTTAGCAGGAATGGTAGCAACTACTTGGTTTGCACTAGTCGCACCTGCAATGTCGATAACTTTAGACTGCGCCATCAGAACGTAGCCGACGTTCGCAACATTAGTACCAACGGTAGATCCAGTAGTATCTTTGATAGTCCCAGCTTTGATAGGACCAGAGAAAGTGGTAGTACCCATAAAGAAACACCTCTTGCACAAGGATTCGCTTTACAGAAAGTGCAACATCAGGGGGCATAGACCTGTCTGCAAAGCTATTGTGATGCCCTACTAGTCAAACTATACGCAAAAAAAGAGGGGGACACAAGTGCCCCCCTCAGTTTTTATCGTTTCACGTGAAACGATATTAAGCTCCAGGAGAGCCAAATACGCAACGTGGGTCCGAGACACCAAAGCTGTAACGCTCACGAGCTTTGTAGCGCACGTTGCCAGTCTCAAAATCACCTTCCATAGAAGTTTTGATCGCAGAGCGGACAAAATGCTTAAAGCCGTTCGGTGCATCCGTTTTGATGAAGAATGCGTCTGGATCGGTTAGGAAGTGGTTGACCACATAACCGTCAGGCAACATACCCATGTTACGGATTGCGTTGATGTCGTTATCAGCAGTGCTTGGACGCAAGTTACTAGCCATCAAGCGCTCAGCAACGAATTGCAGCGCAGGAGGGATAATTAGCTTACGGCCTTGCAGTGCAATCTTCAGGCCACGCTCGTCGATGAACGCCGAGATATCAATCAACGACTGTTCAAGTGACGTTTCGTTAAGGTCTGCCGCAGTTGCAAGCTCGTTTGCAAAGTTACCACCACCTACAGTTGGGTGAGCAGTAGAGCAGAGCTCTACACCGTCGCCGATCGTGTAGTTGCTATCGAACGCATTGTTCAGGATAGCCGCTGCTTTGACTTGCTTAGTGTTAGCCATACTACGAGCCAAAGCGCGTGTGTAGCGAGAGCTGAGGCGGTCGTAGAGGTTATCCTCAACGGCTTCTTCAGTGATCGCAAACGCAAGCGCGATTGTTTCGTGAGTATAGCGAGCAGTAAACGCTTCGTTAGCTGTGTCGTAAGATACAGCTGCGCCTTCACCCTTAACAGGTGCTTGGCCGAAGCCTGCTAACATGACTTCTTCTTCAAACGCTCGGTCTGAAGATTCTGTCTCGAAGATTTCGGCATGCTCATTGTCATACCTATCGTACTCCAGACCGAACAAGGCATTCAATCCTGGCTCAAGTTCTTTTAGGAGTTGGGAACGAGTAATCGCCATTTCCTATTCTCCTTATACACCTGCGCCAGTGCCATTAGCACCGTAGCGGTAGAAGTGATTGTTGAGTTGAACAATTGCCAAACGACCTGCGGCAGTTGCATCGTCACTGTTTGGCTGATCAGCAAAACCGACAATACGCATGTTTAAGGTGTTGGTAGTGTTCACCGTTGAGACAGCCAGTTCACCACTAGACATACCAGTAGTAGCATTACCACTAGTCGCCGAGGCAAAATCAGCATTTGCATGGACAGTTAAGTCCGCTGCGGCAGCATCACAATTGATCAAGAATAACTGATCAGGGTGTGCTGCGATAAGTGCAGTTGCAGCCGTACCAGACTTGACAGCAGCAGTTCCAGGCCACTTATTAGTGAACGTAGGAGTGCCATTTAAGTCAGTGTACTGACAACCAATAAACGCGCCCAGTATAGGTACAGTTCCGCCATCGGCGGCACCTACGATGTCAATCATACCGTTTGCTAAGGGGATAACGGGGGTGCCTTCGTAAATTACACTGGAGGTACCCGCTGTCGCCGTAGTTTGGATATCGAAGGACATAACACCGTTGGTGTTTGCACCTGCACCGAGCATTTTATAAGGCCGAAGGCCAAATGCGGCATCTATATTAGCCATTGCTCAGATCCTATTTTAATCGGAGGAACCTTTGTTCCCACCGAAAGTTACACGAGACTGCCTTTCAGGTTTAATGATAGGCATAGACGGATGTTGCTCCCGCATGAGATCATTGTCCACGGCGGTCATTTGATCTCTCGTCTGTTGACGGAAATGATCATTGCGCTGTTTACGTGTCTCTATTGGGAATCTACCAAGTACCAGTCCTCCAACACCAATAACACCTGCGTGTTTACCATCTTGGACGGTTGGTGCTTCGAAATCTGGATACTCATCGGCGCGAACTAGCTCAAAACCTTCGCGGAGGCGAGCGGACAGGTTCTTTTTATCGTCATAACCCATGATTGACTCACGAATCCAACGATGAACAAAACCTTCCGGAGCGGGTGGTGCGTCCAGTGTTGACGGTGGCCTCCAAGGCTTTGCTCTGGAGGATTTTTCCCTAGTTTGGGATGTGCGTGGGCTTCTTTCGGTCATTTAACCTTCCTCACGAATTCTGCATGCGGAGCAGTTGCTTCGCGTACTGTTGTTCAGTTATACCAAGTTTTTTTGAAATTGCAACTTGAGACGGAGATAGTTTGATTTCCCTACGACCATTACCATTCCCACCCCCTCGGCTCGCAGAGGCCACTTTTGGTCCTCCGGTTGCTTTAGGTTTAGCTGTTTGGAACTTATGTGGAAACTCTATGCGTATACGGTTATCTATTTCGGCATAGTAATCGTCGGAAGTAGGATCAAAACCCTCTACTTCTGTCAATTGCTTATGCAGGTACATAGCCGTTAGGGTCATAGGCTCGTCGCTACCAAACCATTCATTACGGCTTGCCCACTCTTCTGCACGAGGATCGGGCTTTGCTTTTTGTGGTGGTTGATACGGCTGCTGTTGTGGAACGGGTTGTGCATTGCGTCGCTCTTGCTCTTGCTTTACATAAGCAAGACGCTCTTGCTGTCCTGCTAAAGTAGCAATGCGTTGTTGCGCTTCGATTTGGGCATCGATGTCACCACGGTCAATCGCTCTTTTAAGTGTTTCTTTTAAAAGCTCGGACTCTGTCTTGACACGATTTTCAAACTCGTTGACATAAGAGGTATCCAACGACTTAGAGCGGTTGTTAGCCTCTTCCAACTGTTTTTGGACAGCTTGCGCATATTCCAAAGCAGCTTGCTCACGTCGCTCGGCTTCACGCATCTTGGCTGTTAGTTTGCCAATACGCTTTTGGACACCTTCGGTGTAGTTCTCTAACTCATCGTCAGATTCTTTTTTGGGTTTTTCGGAAGAGCTTTCTTCAGCGGAGGCTTGGGTAGCTTCTTCTTTAGAATCTTCAGAATCTTCAGAATCTTCTTCCACCGTGACAACAATATCTTCTTCATCGTTCTGGTCTTTATTTTGGACTTCTTCAGGCATGGTAGAGCTCCATGTTACAGATGCATTATGTCATCTGGGCTATTGATACTAGCGAGGACTTCGTCATCGTTGAGGAGGCGAACTTCTCCACCTTCTATTTTAAAACGGCTACCCGCATAACGACCAAAAATAATCCAGTCACCCTTTTTACACCAAGGTTCGGCTTGGTCACCAAATTTAACGGAATCCTTATATGCCAAAGGCCCAACTTTTAAGACATAACCACAAACAGTAGCTACGCGCTCTTTTTCTTGGGTTTCGGATGTGAGGATAATACCTCCGTCGGACTTCTTTTTACCTTGGTAAGGTAAAATGAGTATGCGCCAACCAGTAGGCGTGGGTAACCGATCCAATGCCTTTTCTGGTATTTTGCTAGGGTCTAACACAACTTTATCCGCGTCTACATAAGCCTCGGACAATAAGCCGTTGTCAACGTGTTTTGGGGGAGGAGGAGTTTTTTGTTCGCGAGCTATATGTGATGGCACGAGTATTTCACTCATCGTAATCTGATACCTCTTTTAGCAGGTCTTTTAGATCCTGTTCAGTTGTGGCAAGTTCCCCAAGACGACCTCGGAGTTCCTTGAAGGCAACAAAATCTGGAACAACACCATAACAAATGGTTTCTTGAATCATCTCTTGTCGTTGGCGCACATTCTTCAACATTTTTTCATAAATGTAAAGGTCGGACATTACACATATTCTCCGATGCGGATCATGGTTGAAACTTCGGTTGCGCGGGAGCCTACTTGAGCTGCCCAACGGGAATCTAAAAGTTCATCAGCGGCGGTATTCCAATCACAGCTTTCCATAGCAGCCAGCGCGTTTTTAAACTGTTTTAAACGGGGCATTCCTAAATTGAACACTAGGTTTATCATGGCGTCGCGGCGGACTTCGTCTAATTGCTTAAACCAATCAAAAGAAGCACCCAGTTCTTTGATGCACCTGTCTATATCGTTGCTGAGCAGGTAGTCTACTTCGTCGTCGGAGAGACCTAACCCACCATCTTGGTCTATGTTGCGCCCAACACCGATAGTCAAATACCCTGCCGAACATTTGTAGGCGTGTGAACGTACTCCCTCGTGGCGACGAAGAATCTCTACTACTTTATCCATAATTATTACCTGTTAAGTAAGCCAGCTATACCTACATACGGGTTTTGATAAGCAGGCATTGGTCCCATAGGAGCTTGCGTGAAATACTGCTCGCCCATGTTCCCATAGTTCATTCCGGGAGGTCCTAGCGTTACACTAGATGGGGCAGGGGTAGCCGGTTGTTGTGCGGCAGCGGGAGTTTGGTTGTAAGCAGGGTTGTTACCCAAAAAAGAAGCGAGGTCTACATTCTGCACCGGTGCGGCCCTAAATCTTTCTTGGTCTAGCCCTCTAACGGAGGGAGTGTCTATGTTAGTGGGGTTGCCACCACGCATAGCATTGATCTGGCCGTCGGTCAGGTA